GGGGGCGTCCGCAGAGAACCCCAGCGTGCCGTCAGCGAGCTGGATGTCGGGTTCCACGTCTCCCGCTGGCAACGCCGCCTGAGCCGCCGCAGGGGCCTTGCCAGCGCCCGCAGATGCCGCACCGCCCGCCAGCGCCTTGGAGCCTGCCAGCAGCTCCGCGTACCGGGGATCCGCCTGCGCCATCGCCTGCAAGAACCGCTCAGGCGATGTGTCGGCCACATCCATCGCCGCGAGGCCGTTCTTGAACTCGGGCGTGCGATACGGTGCCACTTCGGCGTCGTACTCCGCGCGCAGCTTCTTCTCGGCGTTCTCGACGATTTTCGTAACGCGCGAATAGGGGATGCGGTTGTCGCGCTTCCCGGCGAGTTCAGCCTTGATGCCGTCCAGCGTGTCGGCGTCAGGCGTAGCGGCGACATCGGCCACGGGTGCGTCAACGGCTGCAACCGCCGGCTTCTCGGCCACGACAGGTGCCGTGCCGGTTGTATCGGCCACTACGGCTGCGTCACCGTCACTAATCGGCGTGGCGCTCGACGAACCTGCTGCTGAGCTGTCGGTCGGGGTGTCCGTGACGGCTGCCGAGGATGATGACGAGGATGACGAACCGCCGCCACTGGAGGCGTCAGAACCGGGGAGGCTGGCGATTGAACTGGTGATTGCGGCTTCGATAGAGTCGGACATTTGACCTTTCGACGGTGAGCGTTGGTGACGCCTCGCTCAGTGCGGCGGTGTAGCGTTGACCCGCGCTACCGGGTGTCGTGTCGCGCGCCGCCGGCCCCTCCCCTCACATGCCCACTCGCGCTACGCGCTCGCGACCACGGGACCGACGCTTACTTGGGGACTTATATACTATAATTCCCCTTACTTGCTCGCGAGTTCGGCTTGCAACTGGGCTTCGTGCTCGTGCCAGTGCGCGAGGCGGGCGGCTTCGTCCATCGGGATCGCCGTCCATCGGCTCGTGTGCTTGTTCTTGTCCGTGCCCTTGTTGCTCGGGATGTGCTCGTTGTGCTCGACGTAGCCGTGCTCCTTCAGCACGCGGCGCTTCTCCGTTTCGGAGTAGACCTTCAGGCCGGGCACCACGTGGTCGAACACAAAGCCACCAGGAATTTCATCCCCGCGAACCGCACTCGCCCTCGATGTCCATACACGCTCGGTCGGCTCGCCGCACGCTTCGCACGCCAGGAACGGCGTGGTGATGGGCTCGTAGCTGTCGATCTTGACTGCCTGGCACACGGTGCATTTTCTATCGTAGAAGGGCATACGACTCCGTGAAGTGTTAACCAACGCCGAGTAGGGGGTTTAAACCTCGACGTAGCTCAGCGAGCCATCGACAGACACAGCACCGGACAGTTCGAGATTCAGTAGCACACTGGCTGCGGTTTCAAACCACCCGCCCTCGTTGTAGGGCAGCACGAAGCCGGTCCCCGCCGTGAGCGTGATCTGCCCTGACAGCGCCGTTCCGCCAGCCGCCGACTCGAACCGCGTGGTGACAGCTCCGGCAGACACCAGCCAGCAGGAGAGCACGCGAATCTTCTTACCCGTGACAGCCACGACGAGGGTGTTGTCGCCGCTCGTGGCGTGGTCGATCGCGGCGTACTTGACGCGCGCCTCCACGTTGGCTGCGGTCATCAGGATGCCGGAGAAGGGGGCGCTAGACTCCATCAAACAAACTCCGTTTCAGGTGGTGCGTCGGAGGATCGCGGCGTGGCGATCCGAAAAACAGCGGAACGAGTAGCCTTTCACTCAGTGTAGGTGTCGGAGTCAGTTGCCGATGGATCGCTTGACGGCCGCTTCGAGCGGATCGCCACTCAACGTGATCGGCACCTTGTTGCCGTCCTTGTCCGAGAAGTGAACGGTGTTCACCACCGCCGTCTTCCCCTCCAAGTCGGCCAGGTCCGCGTACTTTTTGCCGCACCCGGCTTTGACGTACGCCACAGTCGCGTGCGGCTTGTAGGTCGGATGCGTGTCCGTCACCTTCAACGCTCGGCTGAGCACCTTGTTCAGATGCCGCAGATCCGGGCTCTCGACGGACACCGTCACCACGTCGTAGTCCTTTTTCGTCTCATCGGCGGTGAACAGGCTCGTCTTGCCGAACGTCACGTGAGTCGGAGGCTCGTCTCGCAGCAGTTCGCGCACGTCGGCCGCGTTGTTGGTGTGCAACCCGTATTTCACCGTGACGTGCGGCACGTCCTCGCGACCATCTTCCGACAAGTCGGCTTCCGGTATCGTGGCCGCGAGACGCGAGATGGCGGCACCGATGTCCTTCGGAAGGTGTATCTGCGTCGAACTGAAATCGTGCTTGTGCTCCATGCTCAGCCCCCGATCTCATTGACGCGCTTCGTTACCCGCTCCATCGGGCCGTATTCCTTCGGCGGCTGCGGTGTCTCAGGCGGCATGGCGGTCGGACCACCCGGCGGCGCACCGGGCATTGGCGGCGGTGCCACTTCAGACGACGACGCGATGAGCAGCGTCTTCGCTGCCTCCACGTCCTCGGGTGTGACGGGATGACCCTTCTGCATGAGCGAGATGAGGTAGGGGCCGACGATCGGGTTCTGAAGATCCTCGCCACTCGCGCGAAGACTGATGTTCGGCGGCTCCGGCTTCGGCGGGTTCGGCTGCACGATGAACTTCGCCGTGTCGTAACCGCTGATGGAGGTGTATTCCTCGATCACGGCTTGCACGTTCACGAATCCCGACTTGCCGACGAGGTTGAGATACTTTTCGATCTGCTGAAGCCGCTGCGACGAGTCGAGCTTGACGGTTGAGTCCTCGCGGATCGTGAACACGAACTTCGCACCAGCCACCGTATTGCGATCCCACGCGCCCAGCCGCTGCACGCCATCCGGCCCGAGCAACGCGGTTTCTTTCTCAACGTCGTGGAACACTTGCATGTAGCCGGCGACGACTTCCGCGATGCCGCAGAAGAACTTGGCGATCTTGCCGCGTTCCTTCGCCTGTCGCGTGGCGAACCCGCTCTGCACGATATTGGCTTCGGCGGCCGTGCGCCCTGACGTGTTGAACGAGCCCGTCTGGTTTGGTCCCACCTGCCAGGCGTCCATCTGGTCCTGCTTGAAGATGCGATCGAACTCCCAATTCTCGGCCGGGTAGTTGGCGCGTGCCGTCTCACCGATGGCCGAGTTGCCGTCGCCGTTGACCGGGATAATACGCTGGTAGTCGTCGCCGCGCATCAGACTCGCCATGATCATGGGATCGATGCGATTGATGTTGCCCCAGCGCATCGGCGCACTGCGGTCGCGCTGGAGGATGATCTGCTGACGCGACCGATTCTGTTCGTCCACCTGCGGGCGCCCGATCTCCGAGTCAGACGGCGGCACAGGCGTGTCGGAAATGTAGGTCAGCGTGCAGAAGCGCAGCGGGTACTTCGTGACGCCGATGAAGGACTTGCTCGCGGCGTCCCACTTCTGGCCCGGCAGATCCTCGTGGATGACCGGCTTGTCGATGCCGTTGACCCACACGATCGTCTTGATCTTCTTGAGATACTTCTCGTCGGGATCCTGCCGCGCCGCCCAGTAGAAGATCCGGGTGTACGACATCATCTCGCTGTCGTCGGCAAGTTCGGACTGCTCGGGGTTATCGGACAGCGTGGTCGGTGTCTCCGCGCCGCCGCACGCCTTCTCCTTCATGTCGGGCTTCAGACCATCCGGCCGCTCGGGAGTCACGCCGAACTCGCGCAGCCCTGACGCCCACGTGCAAGAACCGTCGTAGCCGACCCAATCCGCGTCGTCGAAGTCGGAACCCTTGAAGTTCGTGGCCCACAGTGCCTGCGACGGACTGAGACGGTTCCCGAAAAACTGACAGTCAACACGCTTCTTGACCGGCAGCATCGTGATGGCGCCCTGCTGGATCGCCATCTGCACCTGCTCCGCTGTCAGGGTCGATGTGTCCTGACTCGGCACCTTCGTATCCTCGAACGTCGCCGTGTAGCCGCACATGACAATCGCGAGCCCCGCCGCGTTAATCACGTCGGCCAGCGCCTCTTCCATCGTCACGTCGATCTTCACGTCCTCGATGAGCACGGTGTTCAGCTCACGCTGGAACATCGGCACGGCCGACTTGTACTTGTCGTGTTTGGGGGTGAGGATGACTTGTGGTACCTGCGAGAACAGGCCCGCCTCTTTCGACTTCGTGAAGCTCCAGTCCACCGGGACAGACACGCGGTGCTCTGAGGAAGCTTCCTTGAACGGTTTGCCCTTGCGGTACGCGACGTTCTCCGTCCACTCGCCATCGGCCATCTTGTCGCGAACGACGCGCGACTTCTCAGCCTCGGCCTTCAGACGATCCGCCAGCGGACTCGAACGAACAGACGACGGCCTCTCGACCACGGCTTGCGTGGTGTCGGCGGCGGTCGGCATGACGGGAGTCATCGGTGTATCCATAGGTCAACTTTTTCTGAACAGTCTGAGCAGTCCACCCGCGATGAGCGTCAGGGCCGCGATGCCCCACACGATCAACACGATGCAGATCACTTCTTTTTCCACCCGAGCATCGCCGCCGCTCTCCAGCCAGCGCGCGTGTACCACGAGCCCTCGCCCGCGATGAACACACCTTTACCGAACTCGTGGCTAGCGGCGCCCTCGACACCAACATCGCCCTTCTTGGCGACGACGCCAACGTGCGCCTCTTCGCGCGGAAGTTCCGGCAACGACTTCACCGATTTCGCAAGCGACTCAGGTCCGAACGGGTTATTCATATGAATAAGTGGATAAGAGCAATTTCGCTGCCGTTCAGCGGACATTTCGATGCCCCAAGACAAGAGTTTGTGCAGCTTTTTTTCTCATCCAAATCGGCACTGCGGCGGTGGAGAACTCACGGCTCGGCGCGGTCATGCCTTGACAGAAATATCCGATGTCGATCACGTAGTGGTCGTTGCCACCGCCTGCAATTTTGCGGGGATCGAGACGATCCATCTGCATGTCGGGGATCGTACGGATCAGTTGCGGGCAGCCTTCACGTAGGATCTGTAGCTTCGGCTCTCCGTCGATCACCGTACCGAACCACTCGTGAATCGCTTTACCGCAGGCGGCACGATCATTACGCGATGGCGTGAGTGCGATGCCGTTTTGCTCGTAGTAATCGGAGTCCGCGAGCCCTGTGTGGTTCGACGTAGCGAACATGGTGGGATCGCAGAAGGTATCCACGATCCGCATCCCCTTCGACATCTCGTAGATATCCTTCGACACACCATCCGCCGTCGTGCTCAGCCACGACTCTTCCTTGAACGCGATGGCGCGGCCGTTCGGCAGCACCGCCACCCAAATGCACACAGCGGGATCGGGGTAGAACCCGGAGTCAATGCAGCGGTAGATCGAGATCCACTCCTGTTCGAGCAGCGACTTCCCGCGTACGGTCGGCAACGTATCGATCACGTGCCACGGCCGCTGCTCGCCGTCAATCACCCGGCGCGACTGGAAATCTCCGAAGTAAGCGCCTTCGACTTCCCACACGCCATCGAGCCACGCTTTGCGCGCGTGCCCCTGAAGCTGCGACAGACGTCGCTGATACGCCACCATGTCGATGTGTTCGTTGTCGCTCGCGCCGACGAAGATGTCGTGGAACTCGGTGGGATCGTAGTCAGGGTTTTCTTCCGGTGACACGTTCTTCGTAATGAAGTAGCGCATCATGTCGCCGGTTGACTCGCCCAGCGGATTCGTGCCGGCGCGCACGAGCGCAGTCAGGCCGCTCTCGGTCGTCGAACGCGCGCAGGCGCTCAACTTCAAAAACATATCGAGCGTAAACGTCGTCAGCTCGTCGAAAATGATCAAGTCGAACTGCGACGACAGCAGGTTGAGCACGTCCGCGTCGGACTCGCAGTGCGAGAAGAACCCTTTGGACGTTTTACCGTCCACCTCGGGGTAGTGCGCGACGTTCTCGGTTTTGTTGTAGCGCCCGCCCAGCTTCTTCATCTCCGCTTCGATGAAGTTGAGATGCGACTTACGGAGCTGCGGCATCGTGCGGCGCAGGATCAGGTAGGTGAAGCCGGGATTCGCCATCGCACGCATGTGCGCGTCGAACCGGAGGATGGTACTTTTCCCGGTGCCCCTG